CTTTAAATATTGTGGTCTTTCAGACACTAAAAAAGATTTCTACTATGCCGATGGAACCAAACATTCAAGAGGTAAAACCAAGGGGGTAGATGGTGAGTGGAGAGATCGTTCTAGGAAGCATAGATATGTTATGGTCTTCGATAAAAAACTCGAATTAAAATGGAAGACAGTTTAAGAATCACAAAAAATGAAGACGGATCATTCGCAATGGACTGGGATCCACAAGACCCAAGATGGACTTGGTTGAATGGGTTGACATCCGAGCAGGTTAGTCTTATAATGCAGGAAGCAATAAAGGACTACCTTAATGACCACTGAAGGACGCCCTACCCTGTCTCAGGAATCATACAAGAACTATTCTCTTGATCAATTGAAGGTGTGGGTTCTAGACGCTTTGAACTGTGAGGCAACGCCTAAGGAAATTGCAGGTTGTATCCTGGAATCCTTGACAGAGGAAAAAACGTATCACATGGAGCGAATCGCTTTTATTGATCAAGTTGAGAAGCATCTCACAGAATTTAAAATTTCAAATGTGACAAAGAAAGATTGGGATGACTTCTGGGAGGCTCTTTGAATGACTGTGCCATTCTTTGTTGAAGAACCTATCACTTGGAAGAAGATTGAGGTTCCCTATGATATTGTCCAGTATTGTGATACTTTCACTCTGGATGCGGATCGTGAGGACTTGCGTTATATTGACTGCGTGTGGATGCACATGGGTTACTATGGTGTACCTAAGGACGTTATGAAAGCACATCGAGATGAATGGAATCCTCCAGTCAAACCAATCTTTGAATAATGTACACTCTTAAACTATTGTCGCCTCTTATCGTTGCAGCCTGCATGGAAGGTTTCACGAAAAGTCAAGGCGATTTTTGTGTAATGGATAGACAACCACCAAAAGTTGTCTATTATGAAGCAGGAAAGTCTTGTTATGTTAATGGAACATTTTACCGCAAATGTGAGGATAGACTTCAATGAATCAATTCACCCACCATCAACTCAAGACTATTTTTACCCTTGTCCGTAAGCGTCAAGAGGATTGTTTGCGTACTTACCAATATGATGAATATAAAGAGTTAAACGAGATTCTTGATATTCTTCAACCAATTGCGTATAGGGAAACTTATACTGAAGAGGATAAGAATCGTGAATACAATTTACGCGAATCCGAGTATTATAACAAACGTGCTCAACTAGATGCTAAGTACAATGACATCTCAGATAGGTATTGATTTTGCAATGAAAACTACCCTAACAGTAGATGATGACGGTGTGTTAACATTTCCTCCCGAGTTCCTGGAAGTTCTTGGGTGGAAAGAGGGTGATATGCTAGAATGGGTAGACAACAAAGATGGTTCTTTCCTACTGAAGAAAGATGAAGGAATTTGATTATGATCTGGATTACAAGTCTCTTGACTTTACAAATGCAGAGACTCGCAAACTTTATCGTATTGGAAGGGGAGAGCAAGGAGTTCTATTGGTGCGGCCTTATACTAACGATATTTGCGAACACTGGAGGTTTGTAGATGAAGATACCGCTCGTAAATCTTCTGCTAAAATATACTCAATGTGGGAGAGTTATAGGAAGAAAGACGATTTTATTGGAATGGACATGGCGAGGAAATTCCTTGAGATGGGTTTCACAAGAGCCCGTAGGTACGCGAATCATTCAGACGGACGTAAATACGATCAAAAGGGTTCCCGACGAGTGGTTCGACCACAAGAAAGTGACTGGAAAACCAACGAGAAGGCAAAGGCTGCTGCAGTCTTTAAAGAAGTTAGGGACAAAGTTGCCTACGATCCCATTTATCAGAAAATGAGAAAGCAATGGCGAGCAAATGAATCATGAGCGAAACGACCATAACATTTCGTGGGTTATCAAATGATGATTGGTACTTTCATTTTAAGTTACCAAATTTCATAATGGAATATCTGTGGAAACAAATAGAGGTGGCAAAAAATGAAAATATTGATTCTAGATCCGAATTAGCAGGTTGTATTAGTAGTTCTCTTGCATTAAAAGATCCAGAAAATACAATTATCAACCGAATTTTTTTACCATTATACAATAGCCCTCATCGTTCAATTTTTGACGAATTCTCATCTCATCGCTATCGCACAGTCATCCCTCAAGGTAAACGTGTACCTTCAAATCCTATATTGGGGAAGTTTTGGGTAAATTTTCAACGGAAATATGAATATAATCCATTACATGATCATAGTGGAATGTTTTCATTTGTAATCTGGATGAAGATACCTTATAAATGGGAGGATGAAAAGGAATGTGATTGGGTAAAGGGATCAAATTCTCAGGGTACAGTCGGAAATTTTATGTTACTGGGAAATGATCTTAGGATGGAAACATTCAAAATGAATCCAGACTGCGAGAGTCACATGTTATTGTTTCCATCACATACACTTCATTGCGTTTATCCTTTTTATACTTCAGACGATGAACGTATTTCTATTAGTGGAAACATATTTTTTAATTAAATAAATAAACCGGTACTGCAGCACCAGTATGAAATCTTTTAAACAATTTGACGAAGAAGCAAAATCCTGCTGGAAAGGCTGGAAAAAGGTTGGCAAGAAAATGAAGGGCGGCCGCCTTGTCAATGATTGTGTTAAGGAACGTGCTGATATGTGGCACCCTGATCCTGAGCAGGATCGCAAACTGGGTGGTCCTGGTGCTAACCAACGTGCTAGAGAAGATAGAGCAGCGTCTCAAAAAAAGAAACCTGATTATGGTAATAGATTGAAACCAGGAGAATCCTATATGGATTTTGCTAAACGTAAGAAATCTGGATCATGAAAACGTTTCGAGAATTTATAAGTGAATCGAACAAGAGTGGTGATAGTTCTTTGCGTGACTGGTTTGCTAAGAGTCGCGCTTCTGATGGCACCCCTGGTTGGGTTCAACTTGGTGGTAAATACGCAGGAAAACCCTGTGCAAAACAACCAGGACAAACAACCAAACCCAAGTGCGGTTCTTCCAAGATGAAGAGAGACCTCTCTGATAAGGAAGAGGAAAGTGCATTCAGAAGGAAGAACAGAAAGGATAAAAATCCAAATCGTAGAGGAAAACCGATCAACGTCGCTACCGAGAAAAAGAAATGAAGTCATTTAAACAATTCTGCGAAGAGTGCGGATGTGAACATGAGAAGAAAGTAGGTAGGAAAAAATTTGCTGGTGGCGACGCTGCAAAGCCTGGTCCTGACAAAAATTATGTGAAACCCATGGGTGAAGAAGCAGGTGAAAAGGATGCTTGCTATAAGAAAGTAAAGCGTCGTTTTAAAGTGTGGCCTTCTGCCTATGCATCTGGTGCATTGGTTCAGTGCCGTAAAAAAGGTGCTGCAAATTGGGGAAACAACAGTAAAAAGTAAACTCTGAATTTCGTTATGCAAAAGTATAGAACCGAAGAATATTTTTCTGTCATCGATAAAAAGACTGGCAGAAAGATTTGTGATTGTGGATGGGAGTCTGATGCCTGGAATATGGTACAGATGGATCCTGAGAATAGAACTATCAGTAGGAATCAGTTCTTGACTGGTCCTGTAATTGACGTGGAGGTTCCGAAAGCACTTCCAACATCAAATATAGTTGCTTCTCCACCAGAATACTATGAATCAATGTATCCTGAGATACCAGAAAAGACTGTTGAACCTCTGGTTTTACCTCAAAGCGACCTGGAACCATTGAATCTGTAACATATGTTACAGTACTAGTTGACTATATACTTAAAGTGGTTTATAATGACCATACGTTCATCCACTTCGGTGGACGCAAGTAAGCCGACTCGGAACGGATCGTTCATCCTATGTTATCATTATTCACAGTGCTATTCATGCATGTCCCACAAGACATGTATCTTAGATGCGAGGACTATGAGTGGTTGAAAGAGGGAATTGAGACTACTACTCTTTTCACTCCTGCTCAAAAAACTGAGATTATTCTCAAGTGGATTGAGCACACAGACCCTCATTGTTTTGGTGACAAGGACGCAAAAGCCGACTGAAGGAACGGGATTTAACCATCTCATTTCTTTAGGAGAAACACAATGAACACCCTTCTCATGATCAAAGAGCAGATTCAAAAGCAATCTGCACTTCATGACGCACAACTCGCTATGACATCCTATCGTGGTGTTAAGTACGAGTGCAAGTCTGGTGAATCTGATGAAGTACATGGTACTTTCTGCTATCGCGGTCATACTTACAATAAGTAAGTCATGGAAGCACTTCAAGTAGCAGGGTTCTGTACTCTTTTCAGTACTGCATTTATTTGTCTGATCTATGGCGAGATTCTCTTGCTTAAAAAATAAAGGGGGGAGGGTTGACTTCCCCCTCTTTTTTGCTATAAATATTTTTTGTTAGTGTCCTGTCAGGGGCCATGAAAGACCTTTCCAATAAAAAAGCGGCGAAAAAACTGATTAAGAGATTTAAGAAACATCCTGAGTGGTATACCCATGAAGAGGTGTTATATGCTAAAATGGTGAGAAGATCAATTAAACGTCAAGAAGGAGAGAAGTGTGCTAGAGAATGTGAAACTGGTGACTGTAACCCCGGATGCGGAAAAGACGATGGGGTATGTTGCGAGAGTATCAAATCCGAATAATCAGGAAAATCCTGAGTATTCAAAACTACTCGCATATTGCATCAAGCATAATCACTGGAGTGTATTTGAGCAAGCGCATATGACTCTAGAGATTGAAACCTCTAGGGCAATCGCGGCTCAAATACTCCGGCATCGTTCTTTCACATATCAAGAGTTTTCTCAGCGGTATGCTGATACGGGACTTCTTTCTGATGATATCCCACTGCCTGAACTTCGCAGGCAAGATACTAAGAATCGTCAGAACAGTATTGATGATCTAGAAGAAGAACAAATTCATGCAATGCATAAAGCAATTAGTGATTTGTTCAAAGAAGCGCAAGATGTCTATCGTTATCTACTTGACATGGGAGTCGCAAAGGAATGTGCTAGAATGGTGCTTCCCCTGGCAACACCGACCAGGATTTATATGACGGGCTCAGTCCGGTCATGGATTCATTATATCTCCCTGAGATCTGCGAATGGAACTCAGAAGGAGCATATGGAGATTGCTAACATGTGCAAAGAAATCTTTGTTGAGCAATTTCCTACTTGTGCAAAAGCTTTGGAGTGGACTTAATGGCAACATACCCTATTGTACACAAAGAAACTGGGGAACAGAAAGAAGTGAGCATGAGCGTTCACGACTGGTCTCAATGGTGTATAGATAATCCGGACTGGCAACGAGATTGGTCTGACCCCTCAACTTGCCCCTCTCCTGGAGAGGTTGGCGAATGGCGTGACAAACTCATCAATCGCAACCCTGGTTGGAACGATGTGTTAGGTCGCGCCGCCAAAGCCCCTGGATCCCGTGTCAAAAAAATCTGATCGTTTTCTATGCCTAGAAGAAAGTCATCGGCCAACAATGTTGGCGTAGGTCTCACTATCAAGTCACAAAAAAGAAAGAAACCTCTTAATGCTGACTTGCTTACGGATATCAATCCGTTAACAGAGAATCAAATTAAACTGTTTGAATCTTATAAGCAAGGTAAGAATCTTTTCGCATATGGAGCTGCAGGAACAGGAAAGACATTTGTCGTCCTGTATAATGCACTCAAGGAGGTACTGAGTCAGGATACACCTTACAATAAGATCTATATTGTACGCTCTCTTGTTTCTACTAGAGAGATTGGATTCCTCCCTGGAGACCACGAAGACAAATCTTCCTTGTATCAGATTCCGTACAAGAACATGGTGAAGTACATGTTCGAGATGCCTTCGGACTCTGACTTTGAAATGTTGTATGGTAATCTTAAGCAACAAGAGACTATTAGTTTTTGGTCTACTTCTTTTATTCGTGGAACTACTATTGATGATGCGATTATCATCGTTGATGAGTGTCAGAACTTGAATTTTCACGAACTTGATAGTATAATTACAAGAGTTGGTGAGAACGCTAAGATTATGTTCTGTGGTGATGCTCGCCAATCTGATCTTATTAAAACCCATGAAAAGAATGGAATCTTAGATTTCGTTCGCATCATTCAGCAAATGGAATCTTTTGATCTTATTGAATTTGGTGTTGAGGACATTGTGAGATCTGGGCTCGTTAAAGAGTACCTAGTACATAAAATTGCTCTTGGTTTTTGATGTTTAAGCACCACGATATTGATCTTCCAGATATTTCGCGAACAACGATTGAAGGTAAAAGATTTTACAAAATCGATAACATAGAGAAATTATTCATCTCTATCACTACGATTACTTCTTTCATTACTGCACCTAAATTTGCCTCTTGGCGTAAGAAAGTAGGTGAAGAAGAAGCGAATAAGATTACCGCAAAGGCCACAAGTCGCGGTACAGATATGCACACTCTCACTGAGCATTATCTAAAGAACGAAGATCTACCTTCGGTGCAACCAATTTCAGAATTATTATTCAAGATCTCTAAACCAACTCTAGACAGAATTGATAACATCTACTGTCTAGAGTCTGGTCTTTACAGTGATGTTCTTGGTATTGCTGGAACTGTTGACTGTATCGCAGAGTTTGATGGTGAACTTGCTGTCATTGACTTCAAGACATCATCCAAACCTAAGAAAAGAGAGTGGATTGATCACTATTTCGTACAGTGTGCAGCCTACGCTTGCATGTTTTACGAATTAACTAATATGCCCGTTAAGAAGTTCGTCATTTTGATGGCTTGCGAGGACGGTGAATGCGTTGTTTATGAGGAATATGACAAGAAAAAATACATTGGAATGCTATCCCGATACATCAGAAACTTTGTTGAACATAATCTTTCCAACTATGGATAATGAATTACAAGCGGAAATCGCTAAAAAATTTCTAACTCCAGAGAAGTTTGCGGTTGCAATCGAACGGATTGTGAAGGAAAATAATGTCAACTACATTGATGCTATCGTACTATACTGTGAAGTTAACAGCATCGAGATCGACACGATTCCTAAACTGATTTCCAAACCTCTCAAAGAGAAGTTGAAACGTGATGCGATGGAATTAAACTTCATGAAAAAGACTACTAGGGCCCGACTGCCTTTGTAACTAAATATTGAAAAAAGTGAGATGTCAGACTTTTTTGATTCGGATATTGTCCAAGAAGAACTAAGGGAGATCGAAAGACTTCAGTCATCAGTTCATGGCGATCTTTTTACATTTCCAACTCTACCAGTTAAAGAGCAACGCGCTCATCTTGAAGATCTAGTCAAACTGGTAGAGAAGCAAAGAATTCTTTACACTCGTATCTGTCTCAGCGATGATGAAGATGCACAAAAGATGAAGAAGGACATCGAGCAGTCTGCCCTATTAATGGGATTTTCGGATCAAGTCTCTGTGATGGAGATGTTTGATGGTATGATTAGATCAATTAAAAACATTCTTGAGAGCCCCCCATTTAAAAAATGACTTATGAAATTCCCGCTCCTGGGATCTTTGTTAAAAAGAATGCAATCAGTGAGCAAAACATTGACAATCTAGTTACGTTCTTTCAACAAAATAAAAAGATGCAGATGCCTGGCATGTGTGGCATGTCAACCATTGATACGAAGATTAAAAAGTCAACAGATATTATTATCAATGGTCAGAGCAAACAGAAAGACCAAAAGTTTGTTGTAAGTCAACTGAATGACTGCTTGTCTGATGGGATGGAGGAATATGTTAAAGAGTATCCCATCCTTGAGACTGGGCAGATGTGGAGAATGGAACCGATGGCCATTCTGCAGTCTTACAAACCAAAGGAAGGATTCTTCCAACTTCACTATGAATCTATCAATGAAGTTTTGGCGACTAGAATGATTGTTTGGATGATCTATCTCAATGATTGTCCTGAGGGTGGAACTGAGTTTCCATACTTTAACGTCACCACGAAAGCAGAGAAAGGAACTCTCGTTCTCTTTCCCACTAGTTTTACTTATGCTCACAAGGGACAAATCTCTGAAGAGCATCCCAAGATGATCGCTACTGGATGGTATAGTATGGTTCCATCCTACATCCAAGAGCAAATGCAACAGCAGCAGGCTTGACATCCTTTCATTCCTCTGGTATGATAAAGAAGTCTTCAACCAACCCAATTCATCCAACTATCCAATGTCTTTTGCTAATCTAAAGAAACAATCCAAACTCGGTTCGCTGACTCAGAAACTGGTCACGCAAGTCGAGAAGATGAATAAGTCTGCTGGTTCTGGCGACGAACGCCTCTGGAAACCTGAAGTAGACAAAGCCGGCAACGGTTATGCTGTTATTCGATTCCTTCCTCCTCCTGATGGCGAAGATATGCCTTTCGCCAAAGTCTACTCCCATGCCTTTCAAGGTCCTGGTGGATGGTACATCGAGAACTCTCTGACCACTCTGGGTCAGAAAGATCCTGTCTCTGAGCACAACTCTATGCTCTGGAACAATGGCACCGATGCTGGTAAGGAGCAGGCGCGTAAGCAGAAGCGCAAACTGTCTTACGTTTCCAACATCTATGTTGTGAAAGATCCTGCTAACCCGCAGAACGAGGGTAAGGTCTTCCTCTACAAGTATGGTAAGAAGATCTTTGATAAAGTCATGGCTGCAATGCAACCTGAATTTGAAGACGAGACTCCCATCAACCCCTTTGATTTCTGGCAAGGCGCTAACTTCAAACTGAAGATCAAGCGAGTTGCTGGTTATTGGAATTATGACTCCAGTGAGTTTGCTATTCAGGGTCCTCTTCTTGATGAAGACGAAGAGATGGAAGCGATTTGGAAAAAGCAATACTCTCTCGCAGAGTTCCTTGCACCCTCTCAGTTCAAGACCTATGATGAACTCAAGACCCGTCTTGAGGCAGTCCTGGGCAAGAGCAACTCCCGACCCGCACCTGTTGCTGAAGAAGTTGAAGATGAAGATAATTATCGCGGTCCGGCTCGCGACCTAGATGATGATCTCCGCTCTGAACTGAACTCCCTGTCTTCCTCCTCGCGAGACGAAGAAGAAGACGATACGCTGTCATACTTCCAGCGTTTGGCCGAAGAATAGACCGCCGAGTGGTAAAAAAATAGGGTGATAGTCTTACTACCACCCTACCATGTACTCGGGAAATGATAACTTAATCCCACTTACTATTCCAGATCGAGGTTTTCTTGATATGCCCTAAGGCAGTCTCAAGAGCCTCGATTCTTTTTTCTAATTCTGCACAATTGCAATTAGAACATCCACCCTTGCTAAACTCAGGTGTAGTGGTGGATTTTTCTTCTAACGCTTTAAGTCTAACTTCAACCTCTTGGTCATACTGAGACATGTAAGCACCACTCTCAGAAGTTGCTTCTTTTCTGGTTCTAGCCATAATTGAAAATAACGTGACTGGTTTTATTTAGATCAGGGAGATGATGTACGAATGTTATCTCCCTTCTTCAAGTTTTGGTTGACGTACTGAGTAGATCTTGTATAGAACATCTCTTGTTTCGTATCTTCCAAGAACTGAGACAGATACTCTCTTCTCAGAACAAAGATCGCTCTCTTCTCATCATTCTTGTTTGTTTCATACTCTAGATTAGTGATGCCAACAACAGGATTCAGAGTCTGCGTTCTTTGATCTGGATCAGAAATGGTGAAGTTTCCATCAACAGTCAGACCAGCAGGAAGAACCAATCTTCCCTTAACATCCTTGACTTCTGTGGTTACATAATATCTAATGTCAAGGAGTTTTGTTCCGTACTTGTCTGCACAGAAAGTTCTTAGATCTTTGTCAGAGAGTGGCCAATCATTTCTGATGTTGATGATGTTGTTTGTGATTAGAATAACCCAGTCTAAACTATCATCGTCATAAACCTTTTGGGCAACAACATCTGGACGATCATCACCTTCAATCTCATACTTATTGTAGAGAGTGAAGATGCCTTTAAGATCATCTCTTAACTTAACTCTGCGAAAGAGGTTTTTGGTTTGAACGTAGGTATTCGATGATGGCCTATCTCTAAAAGGAGAAATGTAATCGAGATCAGGAACCTCTCTAAAATAAAATCCCATTAGTAACCTACTCCCCCTACATCGTTGTAATCTTCAGCATAGATTGGATTGAGTTCCTTGAATGCTAATTGCATTTGCATGTGGACTGGAGTTCCGTCATCATAGGTCGAATATTGACCAGATGCGGTGTAGTTAACTGACATGTTTTCCAGTGCCATGATCTTGAACTTGTTCAAGAAAGGATGGTCTTTACTTCCAGACTTGTATGACAGTCTGAATACGTTTGGTGCTGAAATGAACAACCCTTGCCCTGCTGCAGATCTTTTAGCAGACATTGCAATTTTAAAGGTTCTGATAATTTCCTTTACTCTATTACCTTCTTCTGCAGATCTTGGTACAAAGTTAAAGTCAAAAGTAAACTGTCTCAGAGCAACACCAGAGAAAAGCAACTCTAGATTGGGATTAATGATTTGACCAGTGGATCTAGAGAGAAGACTTTCAAAAGATGTATTAGCACCGAAGACGTTTGCTGCCATCGATCCAAAGAACAATGCAGAGGGATCTTTCATTCCCCCATCACTAGCAAGGCCCATCGCAGCACCACCAACCTTATTCAGGATATCACCAAGACCTGACAAAAGATTATCGTTCTGGACACCTTTAGCAACTGAACTAACTGCGGCCGCAGCAAGAGAGTTGAGATTATCCTCTCCGTATGTAACTGCTTGACTGTCTGAGATATTTCCTGGAATTGGAAGGATTATTGTGTTTACTGCCTTTGCATTGGCATATGATTTACTTGCTTCTTTGATCTTCAATCCAGCAAATGTTTGTGCGAGGTCTTTTTCTGCTTCGCCAGTGCCAGGACCTCCAACCAATCCACCAAGACCGCTCTCAAAAGTCTGTGTATATAATAATTCTTCAAACAGCAAAAAATCCGTGTAGTCATCAATACTACCGAGTGGATATCTAAGCGGTCTTTTCTTTGGGGTGGCTGCAGCCATTTTACGCCTTTTTAGGTATTTAGTTTAAATTTTTGGTAGGGTATTGTTCTAAGAGTCTCTTTCTCTTCTTGCGATATCTCGTAAAGGTTGCCTGCTATCTCATCAAATGTATATCTTCTAGGTGCTCTCCAGTGATAACTAATGGCATCAAATCCCCAATTGTATGTAGTAGTACATGCTACTAGTGGATGTTCATCATACTGAATATTGGGAGTTTTTGGTAGGTAAATGAACGTGTAGAAGTTACCAGGAACAGCGACTTGATCAACTGTATCTGATAATGCTTCCATGATTGAAAGCATAAGATCATCTGGATCTTCTACACCAATCAGATCATCTAGAATGTCCTGAATTCTGTTCATTAGTCTATGTAACCATCGTCGTCTTGTAAATCATCATATGTAAGACCCTTGGTATTATCTTTCTCATCAAGACCAAATTCTGAACGCAAGTGTTCAGCCTTTAATCTCCTAACAAGATCTTCCAGTTCATCGATAATAATTTTGATTCTCTGGTCGTTTCCCATTATTTTATCCCCAACTCTTTCTCTGTAAAGATTTTAAATTCCCACAGACGGTCTTTGCAGAACTCTTCTGCAGCAGCCCATTTTGCTTGGTTCGTAACATATTGAGTTACTTCATAAACGTAACTCTTCGTTTTCTTTTCCTGCAGTGGTGGTTGTTGAGTTTGTTTGAATGGTTTGATCTCGATAATAGATCTTTTGATTTTTCCTTTTGAGTCCTGGTATTTGATGTAGAAGTCAGGAAAATAACGATGCCACTTATTATCTATGGGAGATTTGTATGGAATTGCAATTTCTTCGCTACCCCATTCAAGGATGTTTTCGTTCCTATCACAGTAGACCATAAACTTTCTTTCCCACAAACTACGATAAATAATATTTGTGGGATTCCCTCTATACTTTTTTGTGTTACTGGGACGAAACTTTCCTTGATATGACATAGAATAATCACAGTATTAGAGATATTTAGATGTCGATAAGCGCCAGAGTCACAGAAGTAGCACCATTACTGACGAGACTTTCTCTCAGTTCTCACTACTATTTGAGAATGAATGGGTTCCCTGGACCACTCAGTTCATTCTTAAGTTCAAAAGGAGTTACGGCAAACTTCATTAGCGGTGACGCTGGATTGTTGTGCTATGAAGCAACTCTGCCAGGATCATCTTTGGCCACTGCTGATATCTACGGTGACTACATGGGTGTCACGCAAAAGTATGCTCACAGTAGAATGTATGACCAACTTACGCTTGGTTTCTACTGTGATCTAGAATATAATGTGCTGAAATTATTTGAACATTGGATTGAATACATTGCATCTGGATCCAATCAATCAAAAGCAAATCCTGGTTACTTTGTTAGAATGAGATATCCAGACACTTATAAGTGTAAGTCTGGATTTTCTATCACAAAGTTTGAAAAGGACAAAAAGATTAAACCATTAGAGTACAACTTCTTTAACGTCTTTCCCGTTGGACTGAGTGCGACTCCAGTTTCTTATGACGGATCTCAAGTCATGAGAGTAAACGTTACACTGTCTTATGATACTTATCAGTGTGGTAAGGCCTCTAGTGCTGCTATTGCCAGAGGTGAAGACGCAAACAATAATCCAGCGCAGTTGAATAACGCTCTCGGTGCTAACTCTGCTCCAGATCAATCACAGGGCGCTGCATCTGCAAATGGAAGAGCAACTACTGGATTTGTAAGACCACTCGGACAGGATATTGGTATCCAACAAAGAGGAACTGTTGTAAGAAGGGTTCCAGAAACCTGATATATAACTATATGAAATTGAATAGGATATTATGCCCTTACCGGTAATTTCGACACCTACATACGAACTTAAGATTCCTTCTACTGGGAAGACAATCGAGTTTAGACCATTCCTTGTGAAGGAAGAAAAAATTCTTATCCTCGCTATGGAGAGTGAGGACAGCAAACAGATTGCAAAGGCTGTAAAGCAAGTTCTGTCGAACTGTATTACAACCAAGGATGTTGATGTTTCTGAACTCGCTACGTTTGATATTGAACTTTTGTTCCTAAACATTCGCGGCAAATCTGTTGGTGAAAAGATTCCCATTGTTGTCACTTGTGATGACGACGGAGTAACTGAAGTTGAGGTAGAGATCGATGTTGATGATGTCAAAGTAACCACTGACAAAAATCACACAGACACCATCGAGATTGGTAACGGGTATTTTGTTAAAATGAAGTATCCTAGATTCGATCAATTCATTGAAAGTAATTTTACTGGTGGTAGCGAAGAATCCTTCAGACTGATCGCAAGATGTGTTGAAACTATCTACAATGATGAAGAATCTTGGGATGCCGTTGATTTCACTGAGAAGGAGATGATTGAGTTTTTAGAACAGTTCCCCACATCTCAGTTTAAGAGAATCGAACAGTTCTTTGAGACAATGCCTAGACTGGAGCATGTCATCAACGTTACTAATCCAAAAACTAAGAAGAAGAACAAGGTTGTTCTGGAGGGTCTGGCAAGTTTTTTCAGCTAGCACTCTCACACGAAACTGTCGAGAGTTACTACAAGACAAATTTTGCCTTAATGCAGCACCATAAATATAGCTTGACAGAGTTGGAAAACATGATCCCTTGGGAACGTGAAATATACGTTACTCTCCTGTCACAATATCTTGAAGAAGAGAAACTAAAGGATCAACAGCAGAATGGCATCAGGTAAGACTGACAATTTAATGACAGCCATTCTGGCACATGGTAGAGATCCTTCAACGGGGGAGTATCTTACTGCTGCTCAGAGAAAAGACCTATTCAGAAAATCGAAGATCTCTGGATCCAAAGTATTTGGTGGAGGATCTGGTGGTGGCGTTAGAGGTGGCGCCGGAGGCCGTGGTGGTCTTGGTGGTGGAGCGTTAGCACTAAGACAAGCACCTGGAGAAATAACAAACACTGAAATCAGTCAAAAACTTGATAAGATTCTTTTCTTAATCAAGAAGGACGCTGATACTGAGAAGAAATATAGAGAGTCTCTCTTAGAGAAGCAACAGAGAGCAAAAGAAAAGATGCTCAGGGGTTCTGCTGAGCGTGGACTAGAGGGAGCGGATAAAGAGAAGGAAAAGAAGGCAGACAAGGCTAAATCTGGAATGAAAGTCCAGATTCCATTCCTTGAGAGACTTGCCAAGTTTTTGATGATCTACCTGACTGGGTGGGTCACTGATAAACTTATTAAAATGTTCTCCTCTAAAGCAGAGGGTAACATTGCAAAATTCCTTGAGTATCGTGATATTCTTATCAATCAACTTGGTAAGTACTTTGCACCAGTTGCTAACATTGCAAACGGATTTGTAATCTGGATTGCAAAGACTACGAAGAAAATTGCTGGTTGGGCTGGTAGAATTGGTCAAAAAGTCTTTACCAAGCTCTTCGGAATGGTGAGGAAGATTGCAATGGGAATGCTCAATAAAATCAAAGATATTATAAAGAATCCACTCCAGGCCCTAAAAAATGCAGGAAAAACTGCATTGGAAAAAATTACTGCGAAGGGAGCGGATATACTAAAGAGAATCCCTGGTGCAGAAGCAACGAAAAAACTAATAACAAAAGCAGGTGGCGCTTTAAAGGGATTAACTCAGAACGCAGGCAAATTTGTTGCTAAACTTGGATCCAAATTAAATCCTAAACAGTTACTTCAAAAGGCACTTAGTCCAATTAAAGGTCTTCTTGGACAATCAAGTGGTGTTCTTGGAAACGGACTTAAAAAATTAATTAAGGGTAATCTCTTGGGGATGATCCTTGGTGCAGGATTTGACGTAAGAGAACGTCTAGCATCTGGAGAATCTCCAACTCAGGCTTTCTTGGCGGGTATAATTAAAGGTGCTGCTGCTGGTGGAACAGCTGGAGTCATTACAACTGCATTAACAACTGCTATTCCTGGACTTGGTTTGCCATTAGGTCTTTTACTTGGTGGTTTCCTGGGAGATGCAGCAGGATCACTATTGGCAAGTCCAATTGACAATTGGTTTGCTGAAAAGCAGAGAGAACCAAACGATTTTGATAAATGGTTCACCAACTGGGCGAACAATAGTGATGATAGCATGAAGTCCCTTCTTGGATGGGACACTAGAACTGCCAATACAAGTGGTCCAAATCCTAATGTAAAGGATGTCCCTGGTGATGGTGCTGGAACTGGAGATAAGACTAGAGTTTCTCCTGGTGCAGCATTGCAGAACAGTTCTTCTCTGGGCCCAGCACCGGCTAGACCTGCTGCAGCAGTAAACGTCGTTGTTCCTACTTCTACTGGAAAAGCGTCTGTTCCAACTCAGATTCCACAGAAATCTTTAGGAACTGATATTCCCATTATAGAATCAACCAACTTTGATAATCCATATTTGGCATTCTCTTACTCCATCTATAACGTTCTAGCATAATGGCAGCAATCGTACCATATCGCGCTATTACTAAAACAGGTGGCGGTGGTGCTCTAGTCGCCGCGAAAAAAGGTGGTGCTCAGGTTTCAAAGACTCTTGTTAATATTGAGAAGGTTCTTCAGAACAAGATAAAAGATAAGAAAAAGTTTTATGATAAGCAGTCTAGAATTACTAGACTAGAAGGTGAGACGAAGACTAGAACAGCATCTGAAGCAACATTAGAAAAGGCATCTAATTTTAGAATGAACCTGTTAGACAAGGTTCCAAACTTTGCTGTTGATGCGTTTTCTAGGATTATGAACTTCCTTGGCATTTATCTCATCGGCTGGATTACTGATAAGTTACCCAAGATTATAAATGCCATTCAAGATGCCAGTCAAAGAATACAAAAAATGGGTGAAATCCTTACTAGTCTTGTAAGGAGAGGAATCAATATTGTTACTGCAATGGGTGGATTGATCGCCGCCAAGACAAAGCAGATTTTTACTCTTGATTTTGGAGATAAGAGTGGTGATGTAAAGAAAGCCCAAGATACACTTGACAAAGCATTTGATGATTTGCAAGATGATTGGGATCAAGGTGTCAAACTTTTAACTGCTCCTCTTGGATCTTTCCCCGTATCTGATGGTAATGGTGGAGGTGAATTTGATGGAGAATTATCTGGAGATGCTGTTGAAAGAACAAAGCAACTGTTAAGAAGTAGTGAAGGATTCAGAGAAAAAGCATATTGGGATGTAAACGCTTGGCGTATTGGATACGGAACTGATACAATTACGGACGCACAAGGTAACGTTACATCAGTTACCAAAGATAGTGTCGTAACTAGAGAGGATGCGGAAAGAGATTTAGAGAGAAGAATTAGAACTGGATTTATGCCTAAAGTTGCTGGGCAGGTTGGTGATAACTGGACTAAATTACCAGCTAGTGCACAAGCAGCACTGACATCTGTTGGATATAACTATGGAAGTCTCCCTCAGAGTGTTGTTGCAGCCAGTAGAGGTGGTAA